ACCTGCCCGACGCTGCGCGCCGACGTCACCGCTACGGTCAGCGACACGGTGCCGGCCACGCCCGAGGACTTCGCCGACATCACGCCGACGATCACGCCGCCGGCCGACACCGGCCACGACGAAGCCACCTGGCTGGCCGTGTGCCTGTCTCGCGTGGACCTGATCGAGGACTGGTGCAAGAGCGTGCGCGCCGAGGCGCTGCGCCGCCTGTCCGACGGCCTGCCGGTGCCCGGGTTCAAGTTGGTGGCCGGCAAGCGCGGCAACCGCCAGTGGGCCAACCCTGACGAGGCCGAGAAGGTGCTGCGCGAGCAGTTCCGCTTGCCCGTCGAGAAGGCCTACGACCTGAAGTTGATCAGCCCGACCAGCGCCGAGAAGCTGGCCAAAGCCGGCGAAATCGGCCCGCGTCAGTGGGCCAAGGTCATCCCCCTGATCGTGCAGAAGGACGGCGCCCCGAGCGTCGCGCCCGCTGCCGATTCCCGCCCCGCGATCACCGTCCAGCCGGTCGCGGATGCGTTCGACGTCCAGGTTGGCGACCTCGTCTGAAGAAAGGACCACGAACCATGAGCACCACCGCAAGCCCCGACAGCGTCGCTGTCTTCGACCACCCGAACAACATCCGCCGCGGCTACGGTCGCATCGTCTACGCCAAGGCGACGACCGACAACCAGGGCCACTACCACCCCGAAGGCTGGGTGCTGCCCGGCGGTCAGCGCACCGCCTTGCGTGCCCGCGCCGAGGCCGTCGCCGATCAGATCCACCGTCTGTCTCTCCGTTGAAAGGAACCCAAACCATGAGCACCCCTACCCGTTTCCGTCTCGACAACGTCCGCGTCGACTGGCCCAACCTGTTCCGCGGTGAGCAGTTCCAGGGCACCGGCGCCTTCCGCTGCGGTGCAGCGCTGATCGTGCCGACCGATCACCCGCAACTGCCGGCGATCAACGCGGCGATCGACGAGGCCGCCAAGGCCAAGTTGAAGGACGCCGGCAAGGCCGCGCTGTTCCTGAAGTCGGCGCGCGCCAAGGGCAAGGTCTGCCTGTCCGATGGCGACCTGAAGGCCGCGAAGAACCCGCACTACGAGGGCACCTGGGTTCTCAGCGCCAACTGCAAGGGCGGCGACACCGAGGCCGAGTGCGAGAAGCCCACGGTCTACGATCAGTTTCGCAACCAGGTCACCGACGCCGCGAAGAACCCGATCTACCGCGGGTGCTACGTCAACGCGCTGGTGGAGATTTACGCCGACAACCGCTACGGCGAGCAGGTCAACTGCAAGCTGGTCGGCATTCAGTTCCGCAAGGACGGCGACGCCTTCGGCAGCGCGCCGGCCCGGGCTGACGACTTCGACGACGTGACCGAAGGCGCCACCGCCGACGAGTTCGTCTGACGAGCATGGGGCGGCGCCTCTGGGGGTTCCCAGGGGATGCAACGCCGCCCCCGCTGAGCGGGTCGCGCCCATTTCCACTCAGGCCTGGCCCACCCGAGACACAGCCCCAGCATCAGCGCCGCCGGTGCCCGCAAGAGAATGCATGGCCGGCGGCGCTTACAGCGCCGGCGCGACGCAAGACATACAGCGCATGTTGGGGAACCGGGCCACAGAACACCATGACGATCCTCTGGTTCGACAGCGAAACCTACAGCGAGTGCGACCTCAAGGCGCACGGCACGCCGGTCTACGCCGCACATCCCTCCACCGAGATCACCGTCGCCCAGTGGGCGATCGACGACGGCGAGCCGGTGGTGTGGGACTGCACGGCAGGCGAGCGTGTCGACCTCACGTCTGACCTGTTCGCGTGCTTCATGGACCCCACCGTCACCGTCATCGCCCACAACAGCATGTTCGACCGCACGCTGCTGCGGCACTGCTGGGGCGTCGACGTGCCGGTCGAGCGCTGGCAGGACACGATGGTGCGCGCGCTCGCGCACGGCCTGCCGGGCAGCCTGGACAAGCTCTCGGGCATCCTGAACCTGGCCAGCGATGAGGCCAAGGACAGGCGCGGTCGCGACCTGATCCAGTTGTTCTGCAAGCCGCGGCCGACGGGCCACAAGCTGCGCCGCGCCACGCGCGAGACACACCCCGCCGAGTGGGCCGAGTTCCTGGAGTACAGCCGCCAGGACATCGTCTCGATGCGCGCCGTGCACCGGCGCCTGCCGGGCTGGAACTACAACGCCACCTCGCCCGAGCTCGCCCTGTGGCACCTCGACCAGCGCATCAACGACCGCGGCTTCGCCGTGGACCTTGAGCTTGCCCACGCCGCGATCGACGCGGTGGCCGTCGAGCAGGCCCGGCTGAAGGAGCAGACGCGCGAGCTCACCGACGGCCAGGTGTCCTCGCCCAGCAAGCGCGACGAGCTCCTAGCGCACATCCTGATGGAGCACGGCGTCTCGCTGCCCGACATGAAAGCCGACACGCTGCGCCGGCGCATCGAGGACCCCGAGCTGCCCGACGCGGTGAAGCTGCTGCTGTCGATCCGGCTGGAGGCCACGAAGACCAGCACGGCCAAGTACAAGGCGCTGGTGAAGGCCACGAGCGCCGACGGCCGGCTGCGCAACACGCTGCAGTTCGCCGGCGCGCAGCGCACGGCACGCTGGGCCGGGCGCACGTTCCAGCCGCAGAACATGCCGCGGCCCGACATGGAGCAGGACGACATCGACCTGGCCATTGACGCGCTGAAGGCCGGCTGCGCGCCGCTGGTTCTCGGCGACGTAATGCGGGCCACCGCAAACACCGTGCGTGGCTGCATCGTAGCACCGCCGGGCAAGAAGCTGGTCGTCGCTGACCTCTCGAACATTGAGGGCCGAGGCCTGGCCTACGTGGCCGGCGAGACCTGGAAGGTGCGCGCGTTTCGCGAGTTCGACGCCGGCCGCGGCGCCGACCTCTACAAGCTGGCCTATGCCCGGGCCTTCAACATCGACGCCAAGGACGTCGAGAAGTGGCAGCGCCAGATCGGCAAGGTCATGGAGCTGGGCCTGGGCTACGAGGGCGGCGTCGCCGCGTTCCTGACCTTCGCCGCGGTCTACAACATGGACCTCGACGCAATGGCCGAGGCGGTCTGGAACGTGGCCAGCGCCGAGGCGCTGGAGGCCGCGCTCGGCATGTGGGCCTGGGCCAGCAAGAAGCGCCGCACGCTCGGGCTGTCGCAGCGCATCTACGTGGCCTGCGAGATCCTGAAGGCCGCCTGGCGCGCCGCGCACCCGGCCACGACGTCACTGTGGGCTGACCTCGGCAACGCCGCGCGCCAGGCCATCCAGCGCCCCGGCGAGGTGTTCCGCGTGCGCACCCTGGCCGTGCGCCGCGACGGCGCCTGGCTGCGCATCCGCCTGCCCTCGGGCCGCTACCTCTGCTACATCAACCCCGAGGTCGGCGACGACGGCCAGATCAGCTACATGGGCGTCAACCAGTACACGCGCCAGTGGGCCAAGATCAAGACCTACGGCGGCAAGCTGGCCGAGAACGTCGTGCAGGCCTGGGCGCGCGACGTGCTGGCCAGCAACATGGCCGCGATCGAGCAGGCCGGCTACGAGATCGTGCTCACGGTGCACGACGAGCTGCTCACCGAGACCCCCGACAGCGAACGCTACAGCAGCACCGAGCTCGCGCGGCTCATGTCCGTGCAGCCCGCCTGGGCGCCCGACGTGCCGCTGGCCGCGGCCGGGTTCGAGACGCTGCGGTATCGCAAGGACTAGGGTTTCCCCTAGCCCGGGGCATGCTTTAGCATGTGCTACAGTCCATCGCATGGACACCCCTCCACCCAACTGGCCCTTCCCGACGTGGAAAGGCGAGCCCCTGCCCCCTCCCCCTGTGCAACCCAAGCCGGCCTACCCCATCGACGAGCCGGCGCTCTTCTGAAAGGACTTGACGTGAAGAACCACCGCACACCGCGCACGCTGGCCGACGCCAGCTTCGAGGTCGGCTACCCGACGACGTACCGCTACGAGCGCGAGGGTCGGCGCGCTGACCTGCTGATCGCCGTCGTCTGCGTCGTGGCCGCCGGCCTGATGTACTGGGGGCTCATCTGATGGACCCGAACTTCGACAGCGGCGCATGGCCGGGCTGCCGCGGCGACTGCCAGAAGGGCCGCCGGCCCTGCCTTACACCCGAAGAGTGCGCACCCGACAGCCCGCCGTTCACGCGAGCCGGCTGCATGATCGTCCTGGCCGCAGCCGTGCTGGGTTGGGCCGGCATCGGCGTCCTCATCTGGATCTTGATGAGGGCACTGCCATGAGGGAGCGCGACATCGAGCGGCACCTCGTGCGCCGCGTCAAGGAGCTCGGCGGCGAGGTGCGCAAGGTTCAGTGGATCGGGCGCGCAAGCGCGCCGGATCGCCTGGTGATGCTGCCCCTGACAAAGATCGGCCAGCATTGGTGCTTGCCGAGCATCTGGGTCGAGCTCAAGAACCCGAAGACCATCCTGACCTTTCCCGCCGATGCGCGCGAGCGCGCCCAGGCGCGCGAGCACGAGCGCATGCGCAAGCTGGGTCAGCACGTCCGGGTCATCGGCACAATTGAACAAGTCGAGGAGCTGCTGCGATGAAAGCCACCCACGCTGGGGTGCTTGAGGTGCTGACCACCGTCGGCCCGCTGACGAGCCGTGAGGTCGCCGAGTTCTTTCCGAGCTCCTCGCACGAGAATGTCGCGGCCGTACTCAGCAGCATGCGTACGGCGGCGCGCAAGCGCGTGTATGTGCAGGCCTGGACGCGCGACAACGGGCACGGCAAGTGCGTGCTGCGGCGGATCTACGCCGCGGGCGATCAGCCTGACGTCAAGGCCCCGCCGCGCATGCCGCGCAAGGAGATCACGCGCCGCTACCGCGAGCGCAACCGGCTGCCGAAGGTGGCCAACAGCATTTGGACATGGAGGCCAGGAGCGTGAAGTGCCCCCACTGCGACAAGACGACCAAGGGTAAGGTGTTGGAAAGCCGGCCGCACGACGGCAAGGTCTGGCGCCGACGCATGTGCGGCGGCTGCCTGACCACGTTCGTCAGCGTCGAGGAAGCGCCGCCAGGGCTGCGCATGCCCACCGAGACGCAGAGCCGTCACCGCGTGACCGACCGCACGCCCAAGCCCGAGGAGCGCGGCGTTATCACGTCGACGGCGGCTCACCTTCAGGGGTTGTGGCGATGAACCGCTACAGCGCCGAGCGCGATCTCACGATGACGCAACCCAAGCAGGCCGGCGGGGTGTCCGCGCTGCGTCGATGCTGGGCGTGCAACCAGAACAAAGCCCAGGCTGGCGGCAAGCTCGACAAGCGCACGCGCTTGTGGCGCTGCGCCGCCTGCGTGCAGAAGGGCACCGGATGAAGCTGCGTGACTACCAGCAGGCCATCGTCGGCCACATGCTGCAGCACGAGCGCTGCAACGTCTGGGCCGGCATGGGCACCGGCAAGACGGTCAGCACGCTGACCGCGCTGCAGGGCCTGGCGCTGGTCGAGGACCCGTTCCCTGCCCTCGTCCTCGCGCCGCTGCGCGTGGCCTCCAGTACCTGGCCGACGGAGCTCGCGAAGTGGGCGCACCTCAAGGGCCTGAAGATCGCCCGGGCGATCGGCTCTGTGGCCGAGCGCGACGCCGGCATCTTCGCCCACGCCGACATCGTCTGCATCAACTACGACAACGCGGCGTGGCTGGTCGACAGGTGCGAGCGGTTCCCGTCGTTCCCGTACCGCACCGTGATCGCCGACGAGTCGACCAGGCTGAAATCGTTCAGGGTCAAGCAGGGCGGCAAGCGTGCCCAGGCCCTGGGCAAGGTCGCGCACAAGCATGTGCGGCGCTGGGTCAACCTGACCGGCACGCCGGCGCCCAACGGGTTCCTTGACCTGTGGGGCCCGCAGTGGTTCATCGACGCCGGTCAGCGCCTCGGGCGCTCGTTCAGCGCGTTCGAGGATCGCTGGTTCCGCATCAAGCGCGCGCCCGGCCAGCAGTACGGCGGCACGGTCGAGATGCTCGACGGCGCCCAGGCTGAGATCGAGAGCCGCCTGGCCGACTGCACGCTGACCGTGCGCGCGGGCGACTACCTGGACCTGCCGCCGCTCGTCGAGAACACAATCGAGGTCGAGCTGCCGGCCACCGCGCGGCGCCACTACCGCGAGCTCGAACGGGAGCTGTTCACGGTGCTGGCTGGCGGTGACACGGTCGAGGCGGTCAACGCTGCAGCGCGGACAATGAAGTGCCTGCAGGCGGCCAACGGCGCCCTGTACACCGACGAGGCAGGTACATGGAAGGAGCTGCACGATGCCAAACTTGATGCCCTCGCGTCCGTGGTGGAGGAAGCTGCTGGGGCTCCGGTCCTGGTCGCCTATCACTTCAAGAGCGACCTCGCCCGACTACAGCGAGCGTTCCCTCAAGGCCGGGCGCTGGACGCTGACCCTCGAACGATCGAGCAATGGAACCGGGGGCGGATACCTCTGCTGTTCGTTCACCCTGCGTCGGCTGGCCACGGGCTCAACCTCCAGGACGGCGGCAACATCCTCGTGTTCTTCGGCCTGTGGTGGGATCTCGAAACGCACGAGCAGGTGATCGAGCGCATCGGCCCCACGCGCCAGGCCCAGGCTGGCTACAGCCGGCCGGTCTACGTGCACCGGATCGTCGCGCGGGGAACCGTCGACGAGCTCGTGCTGACGCGGCTGCAGACCAAGGCGTCGGTGCAGCACGTTCTGCTGGAAGCAATGAAAGGAAGACGATGACCGTCATGCTGACGAACGACAAGTCGGCCGCCGTGGACCAGGGCTACTTCTGGCGGCCACTTGATACCTGCCCGCTGTCGGCCAAGGTCCAGCTCCTGACCACCGGCGGCGTGGCCGTCTATGGGCAATACAGCCCCGGCAAGCCTGGCTACATCGGCTGGGCACCGCTGCCCAAAAAACCTGAATGGATGACGACATGAGTGACCCCGTAGACCACCCACCCCATTACAACAAGCACCCAAGCGGGATCGAGTGCATCCAGGTCGTCGAACATATGTCTTTTTGCCTGGGCAACGCGGTCAAGTACGTTTGGCGCGCGGACTTGAAGCACGATGCGATCGAGGACCTGAAGAAAGCTCGCTGGTACATCGACCGCGAACTCAAGCGCCGCCAGGCTAAAACCGTTGGGAGCGAGCCGCATGGCTACTGAGAGCTTTCTTCCCGCGTTGCCAGAAGGCTACGTGTTCAGCTTGGCGAAGCGGCAGAACCTGCTCTGCGGATTTCACCCAGGCCGGCCGATGCTGTACTTGGACGAAGAGCGGATGGCCTGGGCAGCCGCGTCGACGGAAAGCACCGACGCGGGTACGGTCATAGTCGCTTCCTTGCAAAAGTCAGATAGTCGGCCGCCGCCTCAACGTCCCAGAACGGCTTGATCACTTCGGCCGGGATTTTTGTGGTGGGGTTGATGACCACGGACACCGCCGAGGCCAGCCGCTTCGGCCTGAAACGGTGTTCCTTGGCGTATTCATCGATGACCTTGTAGCCCGACACCCGAAACAACCAATGCACCTCGCCGTCGATCGAGGGCTCGCAGCGTGCCTCGTCGACGTGCGTGTGGCCGGCCACCAGGATGTGGTCCTTGTGCCCCCACAGTAGCTCGCGCTTCATGCCGTGGGTGTCGCTGAACTGTGAGCGCCCGGGGAAGTCGTGGCGTGCGTGAATGCGCACCTCCTGTCCACCAGGCCAGCGCAGCGCCAGGCGCGCGCCGTGTGACTGATGCACACCGGCCGCGACGATGAAGCGCAGCAGATCGGCGCCCTTCTCCCAGCAGTCGTGGTTGCCGTTGACGACGAACAGATTGGGACAGAGCCCAAGCATCCATTCGGTCAGGCGCAGGCCGTCGTTGAAAGTCGCCGCCTGGTGGGCGTAGAGGCGCGCCAGGCGCCCGACCCAGTTGTTGGTGAGGTCGCCGATGTGCCCTGCGTAGAACCCCTTGGTCTTGCCGACGGTCGTCAGGTCGTGCTCAAGCTGGGCAATGTCGCAGTGGTCGTCGTCGACGTGAGGGTCGCCCACCAGCAGCACGGCGATTGGGCGCTGCTCGTGCACCTGCACCGGTACGAGCTTCGCCCAGGCCTCGTGCGCCACGCCGCGCGCCAGGCCCGCCTTCTTGCGCGCGATGAGTTCCTGCAGCGGCTCATCGACCGGCGGCGCGGGTTGTACCGTCACCTCCTGGGCGAGCTTGCGGCGCGCCTCCCAGCGGCGCGAGGCAGACTGGTCGATGCCTACCTCGGCGCAGGCCTTGCGCCGCGACATGCCCTGCGCCATCAGCGCCAGGACTCGCTCGTGCTGGGCGCTGCTCATTGCGTTCGCGCGCGGTGGAGGCCGCACCAGTCGTCGGAGGCAGTCATTCGCCAGACCGTGAACGACCCGTGGTCGGGGTCGTAAAGCACCTCGGGCGGAAAGGCGCGGCACTCGCCCGCGTCGAGGTCCTCTGCGTCGACGTTCCAGTGGTTGCAGTTGCTGCAGGTGCGATCGCGCGGCGGTTGCTTCACTTTGTCCCTCTCGGCGTTACATGAACGCGGCCTCGGCCTGGCGACGGCGCACGAGGCCAGGCAACACCTGCCCGCCCGCGCGCACCCACTTGGCGAGCTCCTCCTTGGCGCTGTCCCAGTCGCCCGTGTCGACGCGCCGACGCAGCGTGCTTGCGCGGTAGCGGCTCGCGCCCAGGTTGTAGGCGAAGTCGGTAAGCGCACCCAAGGCCCGTGGACGCGCCAAAAGGGCCGGCGAGGCCTTCAGCACGCCCGGCAGGTAGGTGACCCTCAACTCGTGCAGCAACCAGGCCTCCGCGGTCGCCTGGTCGATCGGCGGGTGCTCCATCGTCACCCGCGTGCCGTCGGGCTTCCACACTGTGCCGTAGCCGATCGTCGGGTATCCGGCCGGGCAGATGTACGGTCGCAGCCGCAGGCCCTCGAAGGGCCGGCACAGTGCCGCGGCAATGCTTATCGCCTCACTGACGGGACCGCTCGTAGACACGGCCGACAAACCAGAAGCTGAGAATCATGTTGAACACGGCCAGGTCGTCCTTGCCCCACATGCTGACGAGCACCTGTTGCCAGTTGCCGCCTTGCTCGATCGCGATCAGGTAGGAGGCGAGCTTCACGCCGGCGTAGAGCGCCAGGAACAGGTAGGTGACGGTCGGGCGCACCAGCGCCGAGATCGCCGCCACGAACGAGCCGGCAGCCTGGGCGGTGGCCGACTGCTCGCGGATCGCTGCGCCCATTGCGTCGAGCTCGGCCGTCTGCAGTTGCACATCGGCCTGGCGCATCACGATCTCGCCGCGCAGCTTGGCGAACTCCATCTCGGCCTGCAGCATACTGAGCTCGTGCGCGCGCTCGGCCTTGCGGTCGATCAGCTTGAACACCTCGGGCGCCAGGCGCAACAGGCCCCCGAACACGCCGCCCAGCAGCGTCTCGATCATGTCACTTCCCCCAGTGGCTGGCGATCCAGGACACCAAGCCGCCCAGCATGCTGGCGATCGTCATGCCCGCCCATAGACCACCCTTGCTCTGGTTGGCCAGCGCCAGCAACGTGCGCACGTCTTTCTGCAGCGCTTCGACCTGGCCGCGCAGAGACTGCACCTCGGCCTCCAAGCGACCAAACTCTCGAGGGTCGATCTCTGTCATGGGTGTCACTCGTAAGTGATGCCTACATGGCCGGCGTCGAAGGTGTCTGTGCCGTTTTCCGCGATGATGCGAACTTTGGTGACGTCAGCAGTTTCGTGCCGGCCCGCGGCAGACACAACGACCACGGCGTTGACCGGATAAATCATTGCCGTGAAGACCCAGCGGATACTGTCAGCTACCTCTAACGTGACAATCCCAGCACGAGCGGCAGAAAGCGACCCAATGTTGGATGGGTCTAGCAAAAACCCGGTGCTTGCTGAATTGAAAGCACCGGAAACGCCACTGTTGTACATGGCAGCGCCCACATACCCGGACGTCACCCAACCGCTTGCGGTGCCCAACTGCACGAGAAGACGGCTCGACCCGCTGGTGCTCAAGCCGAACAATTGCAGCCGGATGCGCTTGGCCCAGGCCGGGATGTCTGTGAATTCAATCGACGTGCTGGCTGCGGGCTTTGTCGGGCCGGATTGCAGTCCAATGATGCCGTCGTCGATGATGGTCAGCAGGTTTGCTGGGTCCAGGTTTTCGATTGCGGTGGCCGAGGCGTTCCAAACCAGCAGGTGAGACGCTTCTGGCGTCGGCAACTCTCCGCTGGCGGCAGAACTCACGGGCACCGACAAAGACCGATCCAGGCGTTCTTCGAGCTGCTGGACCTGGATGACCATGCGGTCGAAGGTATCCTCGATCACCCTGGCATTGAACGCCCCGCCACCCAACAAGTCGGTGGTCTGCTCGTAGGCGAGCGCACCAACGATCGTGAGCTTTTCCCCGCTCGCAAGGGGGCTGCCGCTGATCGGGTAGGTAATCGAGCCGCCTGGACTCGTGTCCTGGTCGCCGTTCAGCGAGACGCTGTAGTCACTGTCTTTGACCAGCGTCGTCTCGACGCCGACGCTGCTGGTGCACGTGACGACCAGATCGCCAGCCGCGAAGGTCTTGAAGCTGAAGCTGAAGGACGTCGCGACACCGTTGCCACTGAACGGGCCGGCGCGTCGCGCGGTCGAAGGTACGGTCATGTGGGCGACTCCTCAAGGAATGGTATGCGGCGCCGCCCGGTGCACGGACACGCTCAGCGCTGCTTTGACTCGGGGCTGGCGGTGCCGGTGATCAGGCCGCGCGCCAGGTCGACCGGGCCCTCGGGTTCGATCTTGCCTTCGGCCACGCCGGCGGCGTAGCCGATCGGCCTGGCCGCAGCGTATAGCGGCACGCCCGTGAGCACCGACACCAGCGTGGCGGCGTCGCGTATGGCGCGGCGGGCGTTGACGTCTTTGTCTTCGTTCAACAACTCGTAGACCGTCTGGACGTTGCCGCCGAGCGCGGACTCCAGGAGGCTCAGGCCAGGCGACAGGCTGATGCGGTCGTTCAGTGGGTTGTTGTCCAAGCGGGTGACCGCGGAGTTGACGGCCTGTCCCCCAATGGGGATCATGGCCAACAAGCCCTTGGCCGTGCCAAAGCCGAACACCTCGGCCAGCCAGTCGTCCAGATACCCGTCGTCGTCCTCATCCTCGGGCCCGCCACGCAGCGCCAGCGCGATCGCCTCGGCCGCCCAGATCGGCACCATCAAGCCCATCATCACGACGTACAGCGCACGCCCGGCGCCTTTGCGCAGCCCAACCTCGCCGGCGATCTGCTTGAGCGCCGTGCCGTTGGTGTTGGCGATCATGTTGAAGTAGCCGATGAACTGCGTGAACGCACGGGCGTAGGCCGGGCCGGTCTCGAACCGGCTCACGTCCTCGGGCAGCGTCGAGCCCTGGGTCTGACGCACCGTTGAGTCGGCGAAGCGCACGGCGTCCTTGTCGCTCATGCCCTGCGCCAGCGCCTGGTTGAAGGCGCCGTTCCACACGATCGGCGAGAGCACGTTATCGAGCGCCGTCTGCAGGAAGTAGGCGTGGCGGTAGCTCCAGTCCTGCACGCGCTCGAAGGTCGAGGGCTTGAGCAGGATGGCCTGCATCTGCTCGTTGAGCACGGCCACCTCGTTCTTGGCGCGGTCGTCCATGTAGGGCGAGGCGGCCCACACCTCGCGGCTGAACTGCCGCGGGTTCGCCACGTACTGCGCGAGCGAGCGCATCAGGAACGTCGGCCCGACGCGCACGGCTGCGGTCGACAGGCCGGTGATCTGCTGCACCGCGTTGCTGACGTTGGCGAACATGAGCGCCATGCCCGCGCGTGCGCGGACCATGCCCGGGATGCGGGCCCACTTGCCCGAGCCCACGATCGGCGTCTCGACGATCTGCTGCGCCGAGCGCTGCAGCCAGGGCTGCAGCATCGACTCCAGCGCCGCCGGCTGGATGCGGTCCAGGGGCTGGCTCACCTCCTTGCGCGTGAGCAGCTTGCGCACGTCGCGCGCCGGGTTGGTCATGTGCGAGAACAGCAGCACCTTGTCGATGTGCTGCGACAGCGAGCGCAGGTCCAGCATCAGCTCGCGGCTGTAGTCGTCGACACGGCTCATGGTGAAGCCCTTGGTCGGCTGCGGGAACGCGAAGGCCATCGAGTTGTTCTCTTCCTCGGCCAGCTTGCGCAGCGCGTTGTCCTTCACCAGGCGCGAGTCGACCTGGGCCGGCACGTAGCCGCCGCGGCGCATCACGCCGAAGGGGTCGATGAACTCGTTGGCGGTGACCTCGCTGAAGTAGCGGCCGAAGGCGTCGCGGTGCGCCTTTTGCGCCAGCGGCTTGGTCTCCTCCAGCAGGTCCCACACACCCTGCACGAAGTCGTAGTGCCCCTGGACGAGCTTGCCCTCGGCCACCAGGCGGTTGATGAACGCATCCCACTGCGTCGTGTCGAGTGTGCCGTCGGGCAGCTCGGTGGCCCAGCCGCGGCCGAGCAGCAGCTTGCGCTTGTTCGAGTCGTTGCCGGTGTGCGCGATCGCGTGCAGGATCTCGTTCATCGCCGTGCCCGCGGTCGAGCCTGGCGCGCCGAAGACGTAGCCGAGCTCGGGCGCCTCGATCACGCTGTCGCCGATGATCGGCGCCAGGTTGTCGACCAGCGCCTGGAACTTCTTGCGGTACTCCAGTCGGTCCTTGCGGTAGCGGTCGGCCGCGTCCTTGATCGGCTGGAACACGAACTTCAGGAACGGCCCGCCGTACTTGCCGTCCATGCCCTCGGCCCACTGCTCGACGCGGCGCAGGAACGCGATGCCCTGCTTCAGGAACAGGCCGCGCTCCTCTTCCTTGGTGACGGCCATACCCTCGCCTGGCACACGGTCGGGGATGCCGATCTCTTCCATGCGCGCGAAGAGCTCCTGCGCGACGTCCTCGATGTCCAGCAGGTTGCCGTCCACCTCCATCTGGCGCGAGCGCTTGGCCAGGAACCACATCGCGCGGACGGCCTCGTTGAGGCCCTGCAGCTCCTCGAACGTGAGCGCCTCAAGCGGCTGGGCGTTCTGCGTGGCCGCGGCCATCATCGGCGCGATCGCGTTGTAAGTGTCCGGGTCGTTGCGCTGCAGCACCTCCAGGTAAGCCGCCGCGCCCTTGCTGGCTGGCGTCTCGACGCCGTAGGCGGCCAGCACCGCACGCGCGGCATTGACGATGTCGGGGTCCCTGCCCTTCTCGACCACCTTCTCGTCGTTGCCCTTGGTCACGCGCCGGAAGAACTCCAGGATCTTCTTGGCCTCGGCTGCCGCGTCCAGCGCCGCCTTGGCTGCGGCGTTGTTGAGCATCTGGTCCTGCTTGGCCTGCACGGCGGCCTGAGTGTCGGCGACCATCGTGGCCTCTTGCCAGCGCTTGCCTGCGCGGCGCTCGGCCGCGGTGTGCTTCCAGGCGGTCGCACGCAGGTCCTTGAGCGGCGTGCGCGCGATCACGTTGGCGCCGAACTGCTTGGCCGCCTCGACCAGCACGTTGACCGTCATGCGCGCCCCGCGCGCGTTGACCTGGCCGGTGTCGGCGCGCCCGCCCAGCATCTCCTGCTGGGTGCGCAGCTCGGTGGCCAGAGACCTGGCACGGGCCTCGTTGTGCACCGCCTCGTTGGCCGCCTCGGTGATGGCGCGCTCGTCGATCAGGTCGCCGTGCTCCTCCAGCATACGGCGCTCGGCCAGGCCGTCGATGGCCGCCTGCTTGTCGCCGAACAGGTCGATCGCGCGGTACATCGCCTCGACGCTCGGGTAGCCGAAGCTGTCGGCGATCGCCGCGATGTTCATGTCGGCCGACACCGGGTCGGCCTCGAACTCCTTCTCGGCCTTCTCGATCGCAGCCTTGGCCAACACCTCGGGGCGCTGGTCGATCTCAGCCGTGACCTCGGCGCGGACCTGCTTCTCGATCGTCTTGGCCTCGCGCTTGAGCTTGGCGATGACCTTGTCGCGCGCCTTGACGGCCCACTTCAGGTCGGCGATCGAGCGCTTCTGCAGACGCTCGGCCGCCTCGCCGTCGGCCTGCTCGTCGGGCACCAGGCCCGCCACCTCGTTGGCCTGCTGGATCTGCTCGTCGGTGGCGAGCATGCGGTCCATCACGCGGCGGATGTCGTCGTTGAGCGGCTGTTGCTCGGCGCCCGGGCGGCCAGCCACGAACTGCTTGATCGACTGGTAGACGCTGACCAGCCAGGCCCGGAAGCGGCGCATGACGGGCGCGAGCTCGACGCTGGGGGCCTTGCCCTCCATGACGTACTGCTCGATGCTCTCGGCCCAGCGCTCGTGGTACGGGCGCTTCTGGTCCAGGCTGTAGCTGTTCCAGGTGGCGAGGTCAGGGATTCCGGCCCACTTCAGGAACGCATCCATGTCCTCGGTGATCTGCGCCGGCGCGCCAGGCTGGCTGGCGACGTCGGCCATCACCTCCAGGAAGAAGTGCCCGGTCTCGTGGAACCAGGTCGACAGGTCCGCGTTGGGGTTGAGGACCAGCTCGAGCGTCTGCGGGTTGAAGGTGCCGCGGGGGCCCTGCGCGTACCGCAGCGCGTCGTACATGCCCTCGTGCGTGGTCTCGATGCCCTTGGCCCGGTCCCACAACCAGTGGTGCATGATGTGCTGGAACACGTCGCGCGAGATCGATCCCCCGGCAACCTGGTCGTGCAACCCGTTGAAGCGGTTCGAGATTCGGTCGAAAAGCGCTTTGCTTACGCGCTTGTCGCTGGACACCGCCTTGATCTCGCGAGCCAGCGCGGCCTTCTCTGTCTTGAGCTGGCCGATCTCGCCTTGGCCCGTCAGCCAGAAGTTGATCTCGACCGCGTCGATCGTCGGCGCATCGCCCATACCGAGCATGTGCTTGATGAACCCGATCTTGCCCTGGCCGATGCCGTTGAGCTTGTTGACCTCCTCGCCCACGCCCTTGAAGTCGCCGGCCTTGGCCAGCGCGTTGACCTTGTCGGTCAGCTCTTGCAGGCGCAGGAAGTTGTAGCCCTTGGCCGAGCTGTCGAATGCGCGGAAGGTGGCGAACCTGTCGTCGCCGTATGCGCGCCGGATGCCAGCGCCACGGTCCCACAGTTCAGCGTCGAACCGCCCAGCCTCCAGCGCGTCGAGCGCAGCCTTGCCGTCCGGGCTCAACAGCCAGGCGGCGGCGGCCTCCTCCGGGCGAACCTTCCCGTCGTTGATGAACATCGGGTCAATCTGCAGGCCGGTCTTGTTCTGCAGCGTCTGCACTCCGATCGCGTCCGACCCCATCGACG